ATGAATGAAGAATCAATCTTAAAATTTAGAATAGAATTACAGAATTTAGGCTATTGTGAAGCTGTTGTAAACTCTTATCCCAAGCAGATTAGATGGTTTTTAGATTACTGTAAAAAAGAAAAAGAAGACATCACTTCCAGGGATATTTTAGACTACCACAAAAGTTTAGAAACCACCAAAAGCCGGGTTACAAAATCCAATTTAAGCCAAAGTTCTATTGCAGGAAAAATGCGAAGTATAAGACTTTATTTTGATTATTTACAGAGAATTGGAGAGATAAAAATCAATCCCTACCAACTGAAAATAAAATCCCCTAAGTATGAAGAAAGGAAAATATTTAGTCGGGAAGAAATAACAAAATTATATGAAAAAAGCAGTCCCTTACAACTCATTATCCTGCATTTATGTTACGGTTGTGGATTGCGCCGGAATGAAGCCGCAGAACTAAAGATAAAGGATATCGATCTAGAAAATTGTCTGCTGTATATCAAAAAAGGAAAAGGCAAAAAAAGAAGAGTGATCCCATTTACAAAGCAGGTTCAGAGAGATATTAAAGATTTTATTTTTTCAACTGAAATCGAGGAACGAGTATGCCCCTCAATACTAAATGTAAAGAATAAAACATAAACAAAAAAGCCAAAAAAGCCAATAATCATAAGTGTTTCGGGTGTTTTTGATTGTTAATCATGGATAAATCGAAATGTAAATTTATCACCGTTTAGTACCATAATGCTACCGTTTAAATCAATTTTAAAAGAAGATTAAACTCATTACCACTATGTAAAGCCAATATAGCGACCAATAGTACTGTTAATAGTCCTAGAACCTCTGTTCTGGGACTATTTTCGTTTCAAAGATCATCCTTTGATATAGGTACTGGTGCCTCATTTCTGATTTATAAAAAAGGAACTAAATTCCTATTGGATTAACACTTGGATTAACACTTGGATTAACAAAGTGTAGTAAAATAAACATCGTGGAATAACTCTATTGTACTCTAAAAGCATCAAAACAGCATAAAACCCCGTTCAAAATCGCCTTAATTACATCTTGATCAACAGAAAGAATGAGCGTAAACAGCTGACTAACTGAAAGTTATGATATGTGTTTAATTATAACGTAGCAAAAAAGACGTGTTATTTCTTCTTTTTACTTAATTCAGGTTCAGGTTCAGCAACCATAGAATAAGAAACCGTCTCTGAGTATCTTTTATTTTGTAGGTTGGTGTTTTCCGTTTCCAACAAATGAATTTTGTCTTTTAGTTCCTGTATTGTATGTAAGAGTTCGATATTCTGTTTTGCCCATTCATACTGCTCTTTGTAGTGATCGCCCGAAATCATTTCGGGTTTTTGATCAGATTCAACAGTTGAAACCAACCAGTCTAAGGATTTAGACAGAATTTTACCTAACTCAATCGCTTGTAAAAGTGTCGGCATTAGTTTACCACGCTCAATTTTTGAGAACTGACTAGGATCCATTCCCAGTTTTTCTGCAAGATCCTTTTGACTCAAATTTATCGCTTCACGAGCTTCTTTGATTCTACTTCCAATTATCATGATGTTAGTTTTTTTTCACTAAAAAGGAAAATAATTCCATTAATATTTTTTTAAATGGAATATAGTTCCTTTCTTTGCTTCATTAATGAAACAAAAAAGACAATGAACAAACCTACGAAAAAAAGACAGACCTACAATGTAGAAGTTATCAATGCACTTACAGAAGAGTTCGAAGTTTCTTCTCAATTCGTAAGACAGTGCATTAGAAAAGAAAAACACAGCCTCACTGCAGATAACATCAGAAAGAAATATAACGAAATGGCTGGCGCTTCTCTTAACGCAATCAAAAACTTTAAAAAAAACCTGATATGAGATTCATTTATTCCTATAAAAAGAACATTTTTTTCCCTTTAGAAGGGAATACAGTAGAAATCAGAATATACCATTCTGTACTCGGAGGTTCAATCACCTGGATGACTTCAAAAAAATTGCCCGCTAATTTAACCACTTAGATATGCCACACTTTTGGAACAACACAAATACCGTGGCAGTATTTCCGGAAGAACTTATACCGGAGCACTGGAAGAACCAAGCTTGCCTGTCTGTTGAGATCAGCAGAAACAAGTCTAATTCTTTCGGAGTGAAGGCACTGCAGCGCGGTGGTGGCAAAGGCAAAAAAATGATCATTGATTTCGATTCATTGCCAGCACACATTCAGCAAGCTTTGGGAGATCCACGCAAAATGGAACACAATCTTTTGTATTTCTACAAAACCGATTCTGTTGCCGTTGATTTTTACACCTCATTCACGCGTCCAGATGGTTCTCACTTGAATCCAGACGAACAGCAACGATATATTACCAATGCAAGCGTAATGATCAGTGTGGTGAAACTCAGAAGCAAGCACCAAACCGAGCGCATCAAAATGGGAATGTCGCTGAAAGGTCTCAATACTTTTCTGTGTGAAGAAAGCAACTCATTCAATCCTATTTTGTTGAAAAAGTTTTCTTTTAGTCATAATCTGCCAACGCATCCAACCCGATTTAAAGAAGCTTTAAACGAGTTTGAAACTCCATTTAATCAATGGCCTTACAACTTTCTATCGATCATTAAAGATGTGGAAGGAAAACGTAAACAGAACGCCCGAATTGTAGATGATATTACAGAAGCAATCTTAAACGGTCTTTTCGCCAATATCTCACACAAACCGACCGCAACTGAAATTTATCGTGCTTATGAAGCATTTTTAAACGGATATGCACAGGTTTACAACGAAGATACAGGCGAAATCTACGATCCGAAAGCATTCCCGAAACTTTCGGAAAGTACAGTTGCTCTATATATCTCTAAATGGGAAAATCAAGCAGCCACGCACAAACTTCGTTCCGGGGATCGTCAGAAATATATGGGCAAATTCAAACCATACCACCAATTGGAGCGTCCAAAGTTTGCAGGTTCGCTGATTTCAATTGATGACAGAAACCCACCTTTCAAAGATTTAGACGGTAAAAGAGTTTGGTTTTACAACGGGATCGATTTGGCTTCTGAATGTTACACCGTTTTTGTTTACGGCAAAACCAAAGAAGGAATTATCACCGAGTTCTACCGTCAGATGGTCAGAAATTACACAGAATGGGGTTTAAATCTTCCTGATGGACTCGAAGCTGAGTCTGCATTGAACAGCAGTTTTAAAGAAACTTTCCTGCAAGAAGGATATATGTTCCAGAATGTACGGATTGAAGCCAACAATGCACGAGGAAAAAGAATTGAGCGCTATTTCGGAGCACTGCGATATGAAGTGGAGAAACAACGTGAAGGATGGTTGGCCAGACCGCACGCGAAATCAGAATCCAATCAGATGGGTGCAGCAACAGTTCCGATGGTTCCTTATGATCAAATTGTGGAAGGTGCCATACAAGATTTATACACTTGGAATAATTCGCCACACTCTCAGGATCCATCAGTTACCCGTTGGGAATATTTCTTACAGAATCAACACCCGGAACTGAAACCAACGAACTGGAAAGCGATTTTGCCCTTTCTAGGTTATGAGCAAAAATCATCCTGTAACACCGGTTACATCAAACTGCAGGGAAAACCAAGAGCGATCGCAATGGATGGAAAAATCTGCTTAGGTGAAAAACTCATCAATGTAATGAAAGCCATTGAAGGAAAAGAAATCGACATCTACTGGCTGGATGATAACCAAGGCAACGTGATGAAAGCATTAGCATTCTACGAAGGAAGATTTATCTGTGAAGTTCAGGAAATGCCGAAATACAACAGAGCCATTATTGAACGCACCGATGCTGATGAAGCAGCCAGAGAATTACAAAGCAGTTATGTGGCAAGTGTGGACGGCTTTATCAGAAGTCAGGAAAAATCATTAATGAAAATTAATATTTATCACCAACCGAAACCGATACCACAGAATGGATTCTTTATCCCGGGAATGAAACATAACAACAGGTTTAGCCCAACAGATCCTGACACGGTAGAAACTATTGATATCGAAGACGAAGAGAAAATGGCAGCCGTGCCGTCTGTAAGTTGGCAAAACGCATTCATGAAATAAACTTTTAAAAAAAATAAGGATGGAATTATCACTAGAATATAAGCAGCAAGTAAAAACGGTTCTTTTGGAACGTCGCCCTAATTTCGGCGGTACCGATGCGCAGTTTGCAAAGATCTACGGCATCAATGGTTCAGTATTCAGCAGATTGAACAAAGGAGAAATCGACGGTCTTATTTCACCGTCTCAGTGGCTTCAAATCGGTCGTGAACTTGATATTAATCCAAAGAAAAGCAGTTGGAAAGTAGTTCGCACGAAGGTTTATACTGAAATAGAATCCAGTATTCATTTCTGCCAGACTTTCTCACGCTCTATGGTTTTGGTTGATGCCTGTGGAATCGGCAAAACTTTCTCAGCAAAGAATATCGTGAAAACTATGCGCAATGCTTTTTATGTGGATTGTTCCCAAGCCAAAAGCAAGCAGTTATTCGTTCGCCACTTCGCCAAAACTTTAGGAATCGATAACAAAGGAAAATACGTCGATGTAAAAGAGAATCTGAAATATTATATCAATCAGCTCGACAGTCCGGTGTTTGTGTTGGATGAAGTTGGAGACTTAGAATACACGGCTTTTTTAGAATTAAAAGAACTGTGGAATTCAGCAGACGGGACCTGTGGTTGGCTCATGATGGGTGCAGATGGATTGCGAAACAAAATCCAGAAAGGAATCAACAATAAGAAAGTTGGTTTTGCTGAAATATTCAGCCGCTTTTCTGACGAGTTCATTCAATTGACACCCAATGGTGTTGCCGATAAAAAAGCATTTTACAATGAATTATTAACGCAGGTTGCCACCGCCAACCATACCGGAAACCAACCAGTAGAAGCACTGGTGAAAATCTGTCTGAACAAAGAAGCAACCCTGAGACATCTGGAAACTTTAATCAAAATTTCTGTATAGATGAGGGCCTACACTGTAAGTAATATACTGAACCGCAAAATGAAAATATTAACGCTCACAGGAATTTGGCTAACCATCTTTGGAAATCCCGAAAGAACCGGAAAAGTATGGATCATTTACGGCGAAGAAAAACAAGGTAAAACATGGTTTGCCATGTTGCTGGCTCAATTCCTCAGCACGCTGGAACCAGTGCTTTATATCTCAGCAGAAGAGGGTTTGGGATTAACGTTCCAGGAAGTGATTGTAAGAGCCAATTTCGACCCGAAAAATAAGAAGTTCAAAGCGTACGGATATGTTCCCTTGGCAGATTTAAAAGCCACTTTGAAAAAACGGTACGCCCCCAAACTGGTCTTTATCGATAACGTTACTTTTTATTCGGATGAACTGAAAAACGGCGGACTGCAGGAACTCTTAAAAGAAAATCCAGATAAACTCTTCATTTTCTTAGCCCACGAAGATCGTGGCGAACCGTACACGGCGACCGCAAAGATGATCAAGAGATTAGCGGACAGAATTGTAAGAGTTCAGGGATTGGTTGCCACGGTTGGCGGCAGAACCACCGGCGGACAGTTTTGCATCGACCAGGAAAAAGCAATGATCCTTCACGGATCTGATATCATTAATAACTAACGCAAACATTCACAACAATGAAAACCATAAACAACAATCCAAACAACCCGAACCGCTTTTTGATCAAGCGCGCTCTAGGGTACAATGACTGGGGGTACGATAATCTGATTCATCAGTTTTTCGTTACCTGGTGCGAGGCAATGGCTCTGAAATTTTTCCATAAAGACAGAGACCTTATTTCCAATGAAACGCTGTACAATTATTATCAAAGGCAGTGGCAAATATTGGTAGAAACCAGAATGATTCAGGAATACGGCGGTTATCTGCAGAACAATATACAAGATTCCGCTCAAACCTATTACAAATTCATTTATGAGTTCGCAATGGAACTGGAAAATTATTATCCGGCTTCGCTGATCAAGCAACCAAAACCGAAACCAAAACCTCAATATCAATTTAACCTCAATTAAAATTATGGACGAAAAAGAAGAAATCAAAGCAATCCTGGAACGCATGAGAAAAGCCAACATGCCTGCCATTTTCCTAGCCTTCGACGGGGAACATTTTATCAATGTAAAAAACTGCAAACTCGAAGTCGTTGCTCAATTGGTAGTTAACCAAATCGAAAGCAGTGACGAAATGAAAGAAGCTTTTGTGCTGGAACTGGAAAAACTGACCATTGATGAACTTACAAACGCTTCCGAAAATGGCTAACGAGTTTTTTCCACCCACCGAGGCCGACTTAGACCAAATGATCGTACAGGTTCAGAAAGAAATGGACTCAGCACTTACCCAATTGGAATACGATGTTCTGCACGACCGATTGAAAGATTTGAGAGAACAAAGAAGACAATTATTAATTAACAACAATATCATTTAAAATTATGACCAATTCAGCAAATATAGGTTATGGAAACCTTACAAAGGGATTAAACAGAAGTCAACGACGAGAAAAACCACAACGAGAGTTTTCCAATAAAAAAGGAATTCAACTGGTGGTGATCGGCGTACAGAAATACAAAAGAGTATTTCAGAAAATCGGAAACAAAACAATAGTTCACAGCATTTTAGTTCACCCAGTATAATTAATTACCATGACATTAGACATTACCAAACTTTCACCAGAAGAAAGAAAAAACCTAGTCGCTCAGGCGAAACAAATTGAAAAGCAGGAAAAAGAACAACGAGTTAATGACCTGCAGGCGTTAGAAGATATTGCAAAAGAAGTGGTTCCGGTATCGTTTGCACTTTTGTTGGAGGCTTCCGATAATTTAGCCAAAGCTAAAGAACAGGTGTTCAAAAACTTCATTGATTATTTAGAAATGAAGATCGACACCATCGGCATCAAAAGCAATCAGCAAAGTCACACCATTACCTACGGCAATCACTCGATTAAATTGGGTTACCGAATTACAGATGGTTATACCGATGACGCAGGTTACGGATTGGCAATGGTTCACAAGTTTCTCGCAACCTTGGCAAAAGATGAAAACTCTAAAAAACTCTTAGCAACTATTTCAAGGCTCTTGCAGAAAAACGCAAAAGGCGACTTGGATAGTAAGAAGGTTTTAGAACTGAGACAAATCGCGGATAAATATTATGCAGATACCGACTTTCAAAAAGGTTTAGAAATCATTCAAAACTCGTACAAACCGAAAATATCGAAATGGTTTATTGAAGCGTATCTGATAGATGGTACAGGCATCGAACAAAGTGTGCCACTTTCTATTACCGGTGTCAACTTACCCGATGATGTGGATCTTACTTTTTTACTTCCTAAAGAAACTGAATAATGATAACACTTATTATAGTATTAATGTTTGGAATCTGTATCGGTTTCCTATTAGGACTCATTGCTTATCTCATTGCAGATGGTTTATTTCAAATCGATTTATCAAAGCCGCATGATGAATATGATTAATAATTGATAAAAGCGGTTTTCCTCCGTAGCTCAGTGGATAGAGCGTTTTACTTGCAAGTGTTAAACGGATTAAAGGTCGCAGGTTCGAATCCTGCCGGAGGAGCAAAAATAAATTTTAAAAAATGAGCACAATTACAAAACCACAAATCCAGCAATTACAAACTATTTGCGCTGGTAAATTCCGAAGCCGTGAAGAGCGTTTAGAATGCTTATCTGATATGATGGGTGTAGAAGTTCTATCCGTAAAAGATTTGAACCAAACCCAAGCTGATGAGTTAATTTACTTTTTCAATACAGGTAAAACGTTAGATCATTCGTCTTGGGCACTTTTTGACCGCAATAACACGCAGCACAAGACCATCCTGTCGCTTTGTCATCAGTTGGGATGGGTACAGGAAGAAAATCCACAGTTTGCAGATCTGCACCGCTTGGGTGGATGGTTGAAATCTGACAAAAGCCCGGTGAAAATGCAGTTGAAAGAGATGAATAAAATCCAATTATCTAAAATCATTTTCGCTATTCAAAACATGCTTAAATCTAATTTTAACAAATAAAACAATGAATATTACAATTTTACTCACTGCGTTGATGATTATATTAATTCCTGTTGGAATTTTAATTCTTCAAAAAGACACTCCAAAACGTTGCAGACTTTTTATGCTGAGTTTTTCGGTACAGATTGCCTGTATTATTTACATTTTTTACACCAATTCTTAAACAAACTGAACTAGAGAAAAGAGAAACAATCAAAAAAAAATCAAAAAAATGAAAATAGCATTACACAAAATCGGAAACAAAGTATCAAATGAAGGCTGTGGCTTTTCTGATACAGAATTAAACATCAGCGATGATAAAAAAGACCTTTTACAGAATTATTTTTTAGGTTCTTTTAAGTCTGAAGAAACCTTCCATTTTTACAGTGACACCTATTTGACGAATAATCTAATTTTTGGGTGTGTATCAGAAATTTTCGAAGATCATCGGAACTTCATAAATAGTTCAAAAAACATTGGAAATATTTTATACAATGCAGCCGAAAATCCAAGGGTCCAAGGTGGTGAATTATTTGTCGTTTATTTTCAAGCCGAAAACGAAAATGAAGTTGATAAAATTGGAATCTTCAAAACGGAAAAAAGAGAACCATTTTTAAAAATTTCACCCAACGAAATAGATCCTATTGAAGTTGATAAAGGTGTGAGTTTAGTGAGAATTGATAAAGCTGCGCTAATTTTCAACCAAGATAAAGAAACAGGTTACGTTCTGCAAGTTGTAGATAATAACAAAAACGGTGATCTGTATTATTGGTTTGAAGATTTTCTGAAGGTGAAGCAGAGACAAGATGAATATTACCATACGCAGGAAACCTTATCAGTTTACAAACAGTTTATCACTAAACAACTACCACAAGAGTTCGAAATTACCAAAGCGGATCAAGCCGAGTTCCTTAATAAGTCTATTGAATTTTTTAAAGAAAAAGAAAAATTTGATTACGATGAATTCACCAATGAAGTTTTGCAAGATGAAACAGTAATTGAAAGTTTCAGCAACTTTAAATCTGATTACGAACAGGAAATGCAGGTTTCAGTCTCGGAAGCCTTTGATATCAATCCATCAGCCGTAAAAAAACAAAGTCGCGGTTTCAAAAGCATTATTAAACTGGATAAAAACTTTAGTATTTATGTTCATGGCGACCGCAAACTTATTGACCAGGGTACCGACGAAATTGGTAAGTATTATAAACTGTATTTCGAAGACGAAAAGTAAAGTCCAATATTAAATCATGACTACCGAACAACTTCTATTAAAACTCAAACACCGTTTCCGCGATTACTTCTTTCCGGATGCGTACGGTGTGAGTGGTTCGTTGGTCGGTATGGATGATTTAATCGAAGAGTTTACCGAAAATAATTACTTTATGAAAATAGAATTTAGAATAGACCGCCAAAAAGTTATTGCACTTAATCAGGTGATGGGTGGTTATGACTCGGTAGAGTTTCACACGCTCAGCAAAGCGCAAAAAAGAACTTTTGCCATGCGCCTGGAACTTCGTCACCTGTTCATCAAAAAAACACTTTCAGCACCCGAAAACAAAGATTTTAAAATGAAACTTCCGTTTTATCTCGCTGAAGAATTGTTGGATATTTTAATTGAATACTGTGCAGTGGATGACAGAACGTATCTAACAGGTCTCGACAAATTAAAAAACGATTTACACCAATTACTACTATGAGAACATTTATCGCGAAACATTTTAAAACAGGTCTTAAACTGACTTTTAAATACGATTTAAACGGACTTTTAAGAGTATTGGAGTATGAAGGTGATTGGGATGCTGGGAAAATTGAAAGGGTAACCGCCAACATTACCAGTACTACCGAGGCCATGCTCGAAAAGATTAAAAACCAAGACCTGAGTTCATCGTGGATCTTCGCCGAACTTTCAGATGTGAGCTTCGCGAATTTCTATAAAAACTATCCCCGAAAGGTAGGACCCAAAGAACTCACAGAAAAAAGTTGGAACAAATTGGGAAATGTAGATAAAATGGAAGCAATCCTGTTTATCCCGGAACTCATCAAACTGAAAAGCGATGGAACCGCGTTCCCTTATCCCGCTGCTTACTTAAATAAAAAATATTGGAAATAATGAAAGTTAAAAAATTAAAAGAGCTTTTAGAAAGACTCGAAATGGAATACACTGATAGTGACAGTTGGGATGTATTAATAAATTTTGAAAATGGTTTCGCAATGATTAAACCGGATGCAATTTACGAAGGATCGGCCTGGAACATCGTAATTGATTGCGATTACCAACCAGAGGAAATTGTAGAAGAAATAACAATTAAACCTGTTTTAAATGAAAATTAAAATGTTTACCGATTCAATCACGAATGAATTGGAAGTAAAGGTTAATGCCTGGATCTCAGATCACGAAAAAATATATAAAATATTGGATGTCACTTTTAAAACTACTGAGAAAAAAGTGGTGGTAATGATTAAATATCAAAGACATTAAATATGAAAATTAACGACCACGAATACAGCAAAGAAGAGGTTTTGGCCGCTTTGAAAAAGAAAGGATATTTGATATTGAAACACACCTTTCACGATGAAGAGCACGTGCACGGCAGCCGATTTATTAAACACCACTACACCACAGAATGCGCCTTGAAAGGTAGAGATCTACCAGAAGAAAGCAACCAGTGGCAGAAAGTGGCAGAAAATGAATTTCAACAAATTAACGTAAAACCGCCACTTGTATAGTGAGCGGTTTTTTTTATTAACTTTACAAAAAAAAGATGATAGGAGTTACTTTTCAGGTACCGGATTTGAATTTTACAACAAGCACCATTCCGATGCAATTAATACCACAAATTGGACACCAAATATTTTTAGGAGATTTTATAACTGAAGAGGAGGAAAACAAAATATGTTCGGAAAATAAAAACCCGAATATAGATTCTTTAATCGTCAAAAATGTTGCTTGGTTAAGAAGTCCAAGGCATAAAGAGATATATGTGCTTATTACTTTATTTAATGATTAAGGTTGAAAAATGGGGTTCTTTAGTTTTTTCAGAAAAAAGGCACAGCCTATTAAATCTAAAAACGATCATCACATTGTTTATGAAGTTAACTTAAATGATGAAGGCATTCAAAAAATAAATGAAGAATTAGAAAATGAGTATTTGAATCGATGGATAGGTAAAAACATCATTGAAGGTTCTAGCGATGATGGTCACATTATCTATAAAACAAATAGAGTTAACAGCGTAGAAAGAAATGAAATAGGATTTTATGGATTAAAGCACTATTCCTCCGATGGAAATTATTGCGCTGTAAATCTGGACGATGATATTGAATATAATTTAGCACTTGTTGATGTTGCAAATCAAAAAATATTATTCAAGAAAAAGTTAGTTAGGCCAAAACGATGCTTAGTAACGAGTTCCGGTGTTTTGATTTGTGAAGATTGGGGCGATAATAAAAATAAAAGCAACTTCATTTACATTTATGATAAAAATGGAATTGAGTTATTGAAAAAAGTGCATCGCTACTTTTTAGGTGATATATTCCAGTTAAGTGATAATGAATCTGTATTTAATTATGAGTTAAATTTGACTCATCAAAAATTTAAAATTAATTTAAAAGAATTAACAGAATGAAAAAACTATTACTCATCTTCCTTTTCATTTCTGCGTTCGCGTTTGGACAGGAGAAAACGCTATATAAAGCCGTTTCGTACGATAATCTGATAGAACTCTATAATCAGAAGTTAAAGGTAAATAATGAAGATCTGACAGGTAATATTGAGCGATGCAAATATATTATTGAAACTGCCAAACAAGAGAATGATGACAATACAGAACAGGCATTCACTCTGTTTTTAAAAGGACTGCAGGAAGCGAAATTTACAACAGATAAAAATCTGCCTTTTATTTCTGTGTACCAGGATCCAACTTCTTACAATTTTTACGATTCCCAAAATAAATTTGTCGGCAGGGTTTACAAAGAAAAATTCGAGGAACAAATCGCTATAAATGGCGACAATACAGAAACTTACATGAGTAATTATTTTTACTTAAGTCAGGATTAAATTTTGTTAAATGGAATATACTTCCATATATTTGCGAGACTGATCGCTACATGGGCAAAATTCTACAACGCAATACCTTACTTCGTTACAGACTCATACGAGATCTGTATTTGCTGCATAAAACTGAGGACATCGCTGATACCGTTGTCCTCAGAAATTATATTTACCCCTTGTACCCAATCAGCAGAACAACGCTCAACACTATTCTAAGTACGCCAATTGATAAATTGATTGCAGAAAAGAACGCTAGCAATTGTGCAAGCCAACTGAGTAAACCACTCTGATTTCCTGCACGCCGTCATCCCGACGAACTGAGCTCATTCCCGTTCTGATCATTTTGCCACAATTAACTGCAGGGTTCCAACCGTGCAGAACCTCGTGCGCTTTCCTTACGATTTCCCAAATTTCCCACGCTTTATCTTTTTGCAATGCCGGTGCTCTATAACTGGAATTTGTTAATTTCAATTTTGCAAAAGTAAGTTCTATACTCACGGTTGCTTCCTGCCGGTTCATAGGTTGTGCGCTTACGGCGGTTCCTAAATTGCTATAATTAGCACTAGTTAAGGTAATCAAAGAGCATGGCCATTGTACGGGAATTTCTGGACCATACAGATCCAGTTGTCCCCAATTCTCATCAATGTATTTCAGATCTGTTACCTCAGTTCCTAATTTATCCTGGATAGATTTTAATATCGATTCCATATTTACAAAGTTTTGGTTTCCGACTGAACGGAAGTGATGATATTTCTGTTCGGAATTTTACACGTATTGTGAAAATCACGCAAACGATGAATGCACGCCAATGGAAATCTAAGCACGTCGATTCCAATAATAAAAATAATTGTTTTCATGGTTTTAAATGGTATAAAATGATATCGTTTAATTCTTTCAGGTGATCATCGACCACGCCCGAAATGATTTCTCTAATTTTAGGATGCGCCCCAATCACTCTTCTTTCCGGTATTTTTATTTTGTTACCGATTGGCATTAATGCCAGGGCTTTAAATTGTTGCGCTTCGATGCTTAAAGCAGTGTTTCTTTTGGTTTTGGCAGCCGCTTTGGTTTTGATGCTGTACGAGATCCCACCAGATGCCTGATAATACATTGCCCAGAAATAACTCTTCATTTTTTTTGTGACCGTAATCTCACCGCCTTCATTGTGGATAGAAGCGTACGGCATTGAATTGCTGAAGGCTATTTTTGAACCGTCGATTTTCGCCTGATAACCACGGCGCAAATTGTTGGTTCTAGCCATCATGGATCCGCGCCGATTGATCAGCGTATTGGTTGGCCATTTCTTCTCAAAAAACGCCTTTCTTTCAAAATTGCGGTCGAACTCATCTTTCAGCTCGATCCTAACATCATTGATGATATTTTTATGAAGTTGATCTAAATTCATTGCTTATTTGATAATTATTGTAACTTTGCTAAATGGAAAATAGTTCCACATATAAAAACCTTGATCTCCGTAAAGTAACGATGTACGACATCGCAGAACTTTTTACGGATCAACCGCCATTGCTTATCAGTCCAGATGACGAATTGTCCGATGAGAACATTCGTATTCTTGGTCTTGTATCCTACGCTGATTATTATAAATTAACCGATCTTAAAGAAAAGCTTCAGAAACTTTTCAAGGATGAATTACTTTCTTTCAATTCTTAGTTTGGTATTCGCTTTCAATAATTCAACAAATTTTTCATTATCATAAATTTTTGCGTACTTGATTAATGACTCAATTACCGAATCTTTAATATCGTATTTGCTATTATTTTTCACTGCAGCAACTAATCCCCTCATCTGTTCCGTGTATTTATCCTCTACCAAAGTAGTTTTCACATCGCTAACCACTTTTTTAGGGTCAGATTCTGACCATTTAATCAACAGGTCATAGTTGACAACCATTTTATTATAAGCGGTATTGGAGCGATGGTTCTGCAGTTCCTCATTCTCTAATTTTCCACCCAGTTTTTTCATGAATTCCGGAAGCGTTTTTCTGGCAACAAATTCATTGGCCAATTCCATCGTTTTCGTTTGGTCTTTTGTTGAATACATGTTTCCCGGCTTGTTGGCGTTATGCCATATTTCATGATGAAGAGTTGATAATGCACGTTCCTGATCTAAAGTGGTTGGTTTACCGCTCTTAATGTTATTGATTCCGCCGATGGAAAGTTCTGTGATCTGCGAAGTCAAAGCAATCATTCCGTTCATGTCGGTAAAACCGTTTAGTTTTTTAGATCGAGTTATTTTAATTTCTTTGAAACCTCTTGCAAACAGTTCCTTGTTATCCTTAGCAAAACCTTCGAAGTGGTTTTTTAAATCTTTAACCGTTTTCAATGGTTGATCATCGATTATCTTTTTCACTTCATCTGCACCCTTCAATTTATTGTACGGATGTTTCGGTGGAAATACTTTTTGTTGAGCTCCCGGATTAAAGCGAAAAATCTCACTTCTGTTTTTCCCGTCTGCACCGATTTTGGTGGTTGCTCTGTCGCCGGCTTCATTTGCTTTCACCGAATCCGAAACCTCGAACTTTGTTTTTCTCACTTCAACTGCAGTACATCTGCAACGCCATCCATTGGGCGGATAATAAGACATCCAAAACGAATCATCACTAGGTAAAGTGATATCCTGTAAAGCAGCATGATCTGCACGAACGCGATCATCGTTCGCAGTTCTGTACTGTAGATTATACCGACCGTCTTGGTCGATTGCAGCCCAATTGGCAGCACTTTGAGAACTAGATACTGCAAATTGATGTTCTGCCTGCAGGTAATCTTGATTGTACCGGGAATTAACCTGGTTAAAATCTTTTGCGAATGCATCAAAACTGCGCACCTTTCCATCTTCCATCAAAAACGATGACGCTTCCAAAAGTTGAGCATGCGTACGTAAACCCGAAAATATGAAAGTATCGTTCTGTAGTTTTTCCAGCATTTGAGACGGGACATCGTTGTCCGTAATCGCATAATTTAAAACCTTGTTGGTTTCGTCAATGAGTTTTTTGTACGGTTTATCGTTGATATCTTCCGGGCTGTAACTTCCTTTTTCGTGCAGATGTTTAAAAGCGTTTTCAGCGGCTTTTAAAACAGTTTTAAATTGAGGTTCATCCGACTTTGCAGCAAGGTTGATTTTTTGACAACTTTCACAACTGCAATCGTACAGCGAACTTAATCTCGTATGAAGACCGTTGAAATATATTTTAGAACTGACAGGTAACGGTTGGTTGCCAGCTCTTAAGTGAAAAAATAATCTGCAGCGTTTAAATTTGTTCCAGGAATAGGTACCGCATTTTGTTTTACGCCGGTAACTTCAATGCCGAATTTATCTTTGATCCATTCAGGATCTACATCAAAAAAAGCAAGAGCCTGCACGGTGCGGTCCCATAAAGTTTGAAGATCTTCGGAAATTTCCCAGTTGAACACATAATCAGCGGGCACCGCTCCAATTCGTGCGAGTGCCGGCATTACTTTGGAGTTCATATACATTTCAACCAAAGCCATATCCGCCATAACCAACTTAGTCAATAGTTTTTGAGACGTTTCCTCTTTACTGTTGCTTCCGTGCTTCGTGTCCTGACCGACAATGGCACCCGAAATCAATAAGGAATTTTGATTGTCTGAAAAAGTCATCAAATTACTGTAAACGTCCCCGTTAGTATTGACGCCTTTTGCCCATTCAAACTCTTCTGTCGTATCAATAATAAACCAAGCCGCCGAACCCATGTCCTGCATCATTTTTTTACCGCGCGATACTGCTGCCGGATCTGAGGCATCGGTCTTGTAAACTCTTGGAGGTATTCCGTAAATTTCACACAATTCAGACCAGCAGGATTGTGCAAATCTTTTAAACAAAGCATGTGGAACCGCTTTATTTAAAAGTCCTTTTTCGCCCGGTTTCCCGAATTCTAAAATCCAAGTTCCAAACTCTGGAAGTTCGCGATACTTTACGCCTTTGTCTTCATTGTAATCAAAAAGCATCACTCCTGTTTTTGAAAGAACGTTTTGTCGTGGAATCAAATCGACTTTTAATTGAGGTTCATTTTGTCCGTCTTTTTTCCAATCAATTTCAATCAAAGAATGACCGTAAAATCTTGAATTAATGATCTGCGTAACGATATCATTGAACAGTTCAGAATTTTGGTAAGTTTCTGTCAATTCCTCATCAATGTCACCGCCTTTTTTTCGAAGATTAAAAGAAGATCCCAACGAATCCTGAATTCTATTTTCTATCTGTGACGTCAAAAGCGCGTCATCTAAAATAGTGGCGTATAAATTATACAACAGATATACAGAAGGACTGTCTGTATTATTAAAACCATTGAGCGCCGTCCGCCATTTTGCAATATCCTGTCGGGTTTGCGTGACGGTTTTATCCACCAACTGGGGATAAAGTTTAGTTCCCACACTATTGGGTGTTGATTTGGCAGTGGTTTTGGCGGCTAACTGTGATCTGTTATTTCGGGCTTTATTGGTAAGTCTTGACATTGGTTATAGTTTTTATTCGTGGTTAAATTTCTCACGGCTGCCGTAAATGAAAGGTTCGGTACCGGCAGAATTGGGGTCGATATCTGGCGTTTGTGGCAGGGTGCTCAGTTTTATTTCACCACGAGCAAATTGCTTTAACCAGGTGATCGCCCGATCATACCTTTCTTTCGCCGTTTCATAAATGATATCAACATTACATAATTCTATGATGTAGAACTTTGCGAGTGTTACCGTCATTCGGACCAGCAAAGAATTTCGTTCAGTTCCTGTTGCTCCCAGAATTAATTCGATATCGTATTTGGTACGTCCGTCGCTCCATTCTACAGCAGTTAAATAACTGCGAACCTCTTCCTCAGCAGCTGCCATTGCCTGAGCCGTGATATCTTCATTGCCTTCCGTAATTTGCTCAATTTGATAGCTGTAAATGGTCGTGCCTAAATCGGCTTTTTGTAAAAACATAGTTTGTATTTTTATTAATATCTGCGACTTTCAACCTGTCCGGACGCGTAAGCCATATCATCTTTTACCACTCGGGTATCGATCATGGTTTTTGCACCTTCAAAAGCATCAGGTCCGTCCATTTCTTTCGACTTTTCGGAAACTCCTAACCACTCATCTTCCATTTCGATCATCATGGGATTTTCCTTTTCTTTTTCATTGAAAATAATATCACCGTTGTCATTATCATCTTTCATATTTTCAAGCCGTTCGAATTTGTCGGCTTTTTTCCGTTTATCCTCCCGAACTGGTAATCTGACATCATGTTCTTTTCGGTATTTTTCCAAAAGCGGTTTGATTACCTGTTGAAAATGCGGGTTCTGAAGACTGTTATTTTCAATAAACATCTTTTTGGTGTCGATGCCGTTTCTGTCGAGATAATTGTAAGCCTGTCCGATCCAGTTAACCATTATAGAATTGGTAACTTTTCCTAACCACACTTTATATCCATAATATCTGCCTTCAAATAAGCCTACAATAACCACAGCTTTAGAACTGCTTTTCTTTTCTGTACTATTTGAGGGTGAAGGATCAACGTAAGTCACTAATTTTTCACATTTCTTCAGCGGTGGACATTTGCCATATAAAAATTGGGTTAAAGTATCACCCTCAGCAGATGGATTATTGTAATATTCTTTTTGTTCGGCTTTTTTAGAAATTTTCCGTTTGCCTTTGGAGTTGTAAAACATGGCATGGATCATTTCCGCCGTATTTTTCGCCCACGTTGGGTTTCCTTTTTTATCTGTAAGGTTTATTTTATCCCAAACATCTGCAAGCTCACCCATGATGGTGATTGTACAGTATTTGTGGATAATGTTTCCGTTGATGATCACCAATAAGGGAACTGAAACTGAACGCGTCGGAATAACCGCCTCTTGGATCCAGTCGGTATCTGCTTTTACCCGGTCTTTATTTCGGCACTTTTCATCGGTATCAAAATCATCGATGATAATTCCGTCCGGACGTGCTGCATCATTTCTGGTACCACGGGGTGATTGTCCGGCACCGAGTGCACGAAAGGAGAAACCAAATTTTGTAGTGAATTCGTGATCTTCCCATTTCCCGACCTGTCTCTGAACGCCGTAATCATTAATGATTCGGTTATTTGACTCCAGAATATTTTTATAGGGCAAAAGCAGACGTTTGGCATTGTCTTCCGTATTGGAGATCATTAACCAAACCTTCTTCTTTTTGGTGAATGACAAATACAAAGCCTCCATCATGGTTCTGGCAGACTTTGCCAGTTCCCGGGACCAGGAACGAACTTCTAACCATTCGGGATTATTTACAATTCTTTTTGTGGCTGCTATGTGGAAAGGTGCAGGTTTGGCGGTGTAATAAGACGGGAAATACCAGGCGAACCATTTTTCGGGATCCGCTTCCAAAGCTTCAATTCTTTTTCTCTTTGCAAGTTGGCTTTCATTTAAGTCCACAGGCGTACTTTTCGCAATGTTATTGCGAAAGGATTCCCATGTTTCCAGATGTCTTTTATCTGTTGTCTTTTTTGCCATTATTGCAATTGTTGGCGGATAAATAGGTCAAAAAACTCACTGAATTTTTGAGCCTGAGCAAAATCAATTTCACGTACAAATTCGCAGAAATCCATTCCAACATTTACAGAGTCACCGATGCTTGTTTCACCTTCTAATTTATTGATGGCATTGGTGATCTTAATAATGGTATCGGCTTCTTTTGAAGTTGGTACGTTGGAAAGAATAATAGGATCGTATTCAGGTTTGGCTTCTGTTGGATTTCCTTCTTTATCAATTTTCACAGGTTTTAACATCGACTGTGTTACTGTCGCCCTGTTTAGAATATCATCATTAAGCCGTGCTAACTGATCATAAAGCATTTTGATCTGCTGTGGCTTCGTGGTGAGTAAAGATTTTTTAAGTTTTTTCCATTCACCATCATTTTCACCGATCCATTTGATCAGTGTTTTTTCAGTTACATCTGCCTTTTCGGCAATTTCTTTCTGCGTTAAATTCTTTTCGGTATATAGAAATTTGGCGTACTCCTTTTGCTCCGTTTTTTTGAGACCCATGCTATTAGTTTGTAGCAAAATTGCCATAATACAAACCAGTTAAAAAAAAACTGTACAGCTTCTGAACACAGTTGCTCAGGTACTGTACAATGTTGCTCAGTTTCTGTACAACTATTTTTTAATGAGAAATTTACGTCTGATGTTTGCGCTTTAAAACCGACAAAACGCATGTCAAAACATAAATTTATACTTAACGATGAAACAAAAGTAAATCAGTTCGGATTCCGGGTTTTGAACCTGGGAATTGATCTGGCGCGTTTCCGTGCGAATCCTGTAATTCTGGATTATCACCAACAAGGAAATGCAGCCGTTATTGGCAGATGGGAAAATATTCAAATAGAAGGAAGCCTGCTCACAGCGGAAGCGGAATTTGATGACGAAGACCCAAACGCTAAAATGATTTCCGGAAAGGTGGAGCGTGGATTTTTACGTGGTTGCAGTTTAGGCCTCAATCCTTTCTCAATGAACAATTTTCAGATTGCACCCGATGAAGTTTACGACCTCGTAAAATCAGAGGTTCTGGAAGCATCGATTGTTGCGATACCGAATAACGCCAACGCTATAAAACTGTATGCAACAACAGAAGACAGTATGAAGGAATTGCAGGAAAGTGAAATTTCCCAAATTCTCTTGACGGCCTCCGACATTTCAAATTTTAATATTAATAATTCCATGAAAAAAATCACCCTTAATTTATCCGCAATTGCCGCATTAGGTTTGCCGGGTAATTCGCTAGAACATGATGAATCAATCGTAAATGAAAAGATCATCAATTTGAAGTCAGAACTTGATGCTGCCAATCTGAAAATTACAGGTTTCCAGGAACTCGAAAACGACAAAAAAGCACAGTTATCAGCAAGTACTGTAAAAGCCGATATCATCGCTGGTAAAATTGATGCGACCAAGGAAGCTGATTATATCAAACTTCACGCAGAATTTCCAAGCATTTACAAATCCACCGTAACTGATGTCCCTGCAAAATCCAACTTAGGAGCACAGGTGAACACCGTACCAGTTGGTGAAGTAAAAGATTTAGAAACCTTCCAAAAATTGGATCTAACGGCTCAGTTGGAATTTAAAAACGGAAATCCCGATCAATACAAAGCCCTTTTTAAATAACATCATTTCTTTCATTTTTTTAAATTTTCCCAACCTTCTTCCTGTGAAGGAGGTTGGTTTTTAAAAGACTAATAACCATTTAAACTACAAAATAATGCCAGCAAATTTTCCAGAAGTATGGAGCTCGCGAGTAATTCAGCTATTGACCACGCAAAACGTGGCACCCTGGTTGGATGGAATTCCAGAACTTGATACAGAAGTTATAGAAGTAGGTTCCGGTTCTGCCGGCGAAACTAATATTATTCATTTACCAGTTGAAACTTTTCAACCAGAAGTGTTGTTGAATAACAGCACTTACCCAATCGCCGTTCAGGAATTTACCGACACTAATGTGATCATTAGTTTAGATAAATACCAAACGAAAGCAACATCATTATCTGATGATCAGATTATGGGTGCATCTTATGCTAGAATTGATTCTGCCACACGTGGACACGTTATTCAAATTAATTCTACCAAGTACAAAAAAGCAATCCACGCACAAGCACCTGCAGCGAACACCACCAAAACACCTGTGATCAAAATGGTTTTTGCTGGTACTGAAACTGGTCCAGAAAAAGCCAACATCCTTTATGAAGCAATGGTTGCGTTAAAAGGCAAATTTGATTCACAAGAAGTTCCGGTAGAAGGGAGACGTTTGGTTTTATCAACTGATCACGAAAATATTTTGTTGTTAGATAGAAATAGATTCGGAAATCGATTGTCTGATATGAATAGCGGAAAAGTTGCACCAAAAATCGCAGGATTTGAAATCTTCTCTTATGTTGCTAATCCAAAATATGCGGTAGCAGGAACTAAGAACGCATTCGGAGCAGTTGGAGTTCCGGCAACTGATTTGGTTGCATCGGTAGCTTTCCATAAAGAAAACGTGGCGAAAAAGACAGGTCTTACAAAGCAGTATTTCTCTAAATCTGCTGATGCACCAACAACGCAAACAAACTTATTGAACTACCGTCATTATTTCATCGCAATGCCTGCGAAAAATGAAATGATCGGCGCAATCATCTAATTCATTGTTGTGAATATAGAGGTACTACTTACGGCTTTAATCGGCGTCTTCACATCATTAGGAACTTGGTTTGCGGCCAGACGGAAAAACCTCGCAGACGTACAAAGCGGTGAGCTGGACAACGTTGAAAAAGCCGTTAAGTTTTACCGTGAACAGCTTGAAGACATCGCGAACAGATGGAAAGCTGCAACAGATGAAGCCAATACAATGAATTCATTGTATCGGCAGGCAATAAAGGATTTGAATTCGATGGAAATCAGATTTAATCAGTTAGCAGATGAGAACAGAGCTCTTATTGAAGAGTTGAAAAAGTACAAACAATTAAACGGAAAAATTATTACCCATGAGTAAAGATACATTCAAAAATCACCCTGACTTACAGGAATATTTCGAAACCAGTGATGGTACAAAATTCTACAAAGAAGATCTGGCTAAAAATCACGCCAGAACATTGGAAGATAAGGCGGTAACTGCGGTTTCGAGACCCGAAGAGGCAGAGGTGAAAAAACCTGCAGCTGAAATTTTAGAATTAATTCCTGATATGGATATTGATGATGCTACAGAATTTCTAATGGCTGAAAACCTTTTGGCTAAACCAAGAAAATCAGTTGTGGAAGCATTGACTGCACATCTTGAAGAACTTCAAAAATAATAGTTGATGAAACCAAAAATTTCAATAGCATTTAATAACGGCGTCATCGGAGCGGTGACGCCATTAGATACCGGTTGCTTTGGGATCGTTGCATCCGCTGTTGCGGTTGTTGGCGGTTTTCAACTCAATACGGCGTACCAGGTAAAATCTATGAAAGATGTTGCCAACTTAAAATTAACAGACAGTATTGATAATCACCGATTATTCAAAGCGCTTTCTGAATTTTATGACGAAGCCGGAAGCGGTTCTGAAGTATGGATCTATGGCATTGCAAAAACTGCGAAAGTTTCAGAATGGTTTACACCAGTTGCCGGGATTACACCAGTTGAAAATCTTTTGAATTCAGCAAATGGCAAAATTCGCGGATTATTTACCGTAAATGATTCGACCGCTGTTCCCGTAGTTACTGCCGGAATGGATGCCGATGTTTTACTGGCTGCTACAAAAGCGCAAACCCTTTTTGAAGATTATATAGGACGCAAATACGCGCCTTTCTTCACGATATTAGAAGGCTATGCTTTTACAGGCAATAAGGTAGATCTACCGGATTTAGCAGAATCAGCATTTAATAGTGTTGGAATCCTGATCGGTGACACCGAAACATTATCAGGTGTTACCACCAGCAAAGGAAGTGCAATGGGTGTTATTGCCGGAAGATTAGCGGCTTTTCCTGCAAAAGTAAATGCCGGAAAAGTGAACAACGGTGCATTGAAGGCTCCGAAACTTTTCATCAATGATCTACCGGTCGAAAATTACGACTGTGAAGCATTGTATGACAAAGGATATATCACGTTTACCACGCATCAAAGCCGTGCAGGATATTTCGTAATGGATGATCCTTTGGCATGTGCTATTGATGATGATTACCATTATTTGTCAAGACGCAGAACAATTAACGAAGCTTTCAGATTCTCTTACGATGCATTGTTGGATTTTCTTTTGGATGATGTGCCAACCAATTCGGACGGAACTCTGATTGCCACGTATGCAAAAACGATTGAAAGTGCTGTTGAGCGTAAAATTTCCAACAGTATGGGCGATGATCTAAGCCGTGACACGAACGACATCAATGATTCCGGTGTGAAATGTTTTGTTGATCCTACTCAAAATGTGGTCACCAGTTCCAGATTGGAGGTTGTGGTTAAAATTCGACCATTCGGCTATAACCGATGGATTAATGTGGTACTCGGTTTTGAACTTAATTCTTAATAAAAAACTATGGCACTAATTAACGACAGAGAATACGAATGGGCAGATCTCACCCTAATTCTCGGAGGTAGAGATTTAACCAGATTTCGAGGTTTGAAATATTCCGAGAAAATCGAACGTGAGGCCATTCATGCGAAAGGCAGAAACCCTGTTTCCATTCAGTCTGGGAATCTTGGCTATGAAGGTGAAGTAAAAATGCTGCAGTCAGAATATGAAGCTTTGGTGAAAGCCGGTAAAGGTTCAATTCTAAGTCTGTCATTGGATGCACTTGCTTGTTATGGCGATCCATTATCAGGCAATGCTATGATTACTGATAGAATCGAATCTCTTCGATTTACGGAAGCGGCAAAAGAATTTAACCAGGGCGATAAGTTTCAGGAAATCACTTTGCCATTTATCGCATTGCGCATCAAAAATCAAATATAAAAATCAAAGGCGATTACGGTCGCCTTTTTAATTCATTCACAACATGTCAAAAGAAATTACTCAAAAACAAATCGACGCCTGGAAAGTAGAACATGGCGAAATCTTCGCACTGAAGATCGGTGATAAAATTTGCTACTTAAAAACTCCTAACAGAAAAACATTGAGTTATGCTGCAATGGCTGGTCAAAAAGACAACATGGCATTTAACGAAATCATTCTGAAACAATGTTGGTTAGGCGGTGACGAAGAAATACAAACCAATGACGGTTTATTTCTATCGGCTTCATCCAAATTACCCGAACTCATTCAAATTAAAGAGGCGGAACTGGTAAAGCTATAGCTCAGGCGGAAGTAGATCCAAACAAAGATTGGTTAAGAGTTCAAAACGCCCAACTCACTTATTACTTCCATATAGCAGACCCAAGCCTATTAAGCGACCGAGAATGGGCTGTACGCGTTGCAGATTTAAAACACATCAGAAAACTTGAAACCGGATTATAACCATGAATAATGATTTGCTCTATAATATTATTGTACAAATGCAAGGACAGAATGCTGTTCTCGCTTCGGTAAATAATGTTCAGAGGCAAACCACGTCGATGGTTACCAATATCAACAGACAATTATCATCTATTAAGTTATCTTCCATCATCGACCAAGTTAATCGGGTTGCTGATGGAATTAATAGTTTGAATGGTCCCGGAATGGCTCTTTCAACATCAATGCATGATTTATCTGCAATGACAGGTGTTGCAGGTGATAAGTTGAAAGAAATTGAAGGTTACGCCAGGAACGCTGCCAAAACCTTTGGCGGTTCTGCTGCTGAGGGTGCAGAATCTTACAAATTAGTGCTCGGTCAGTTATCCCCCGAAATTGCAAAGGTTCCGACCGCGCTGAAAAGCATGGGTGAAACCATACAGTATACTTCTAAATTAATGGGTGGTGATTCCACTGCAGCTGCTGAAGTTTTGACCACGGCGATGAACCAATATGGAATTTCGCTCGATGACCCTACACAGGCTTCCAAAGTAATGGCATCCATGATGAACGTTATGGCGGCCGCAGCAGGTGAAGGTGCGGCTGAATTACCTCAAATTAAACAAGCCTTGGAGCAGTCAGGTATGGCGGCTAAATCGGCTAATGTTGCCTTTGAAGAAACCAACGCTGCGATTCAGATTTTAGACAAAGCTGGTAAAAAAGGAAGCGAGGGCGGTGTGGCTTACCGAAATGTTTTATCAAGTCTTGGTCAAGGTCGTTTTTTACCGAAAAGAGTTCAGGAGGAATTTCAAAAACTCGGTATCAACATCAACAGTTTAAACGATCCTTCTTTATCTCTATCTCAGAGATTGAATCATTTGAAACCATTATTAAAAGATTCGGCTCTGATGTCAGCATTATTTGGAAAGGAAAACAGCAATGCTGCAATGGCATTGATTGGTCAGACCACCGAAATGGACCGTTTAACAACTGCTGTAAAAGGCACTACTGAAGCTTATGACCAATCCGCGATTATCATGGAAAGTCCTGCAGAAAAAAACGCCAGGCTAAAATCTCAGTTAGATGATTTCAAAATAACGTTGTTTAATGCAACCAATGGTTGGATGGCCTACGCGTCCGTTATTGGTGATACTGCACGTGATGTTGCGAACCTTGCACCTGTTTTTGGGTTGGCAGGTTCTGCATTATCCTTTCTTACCAACACTCAAAAAATGGCAGCAGCCTGGACGTCTGTTGTAACAGGTGCGCAATGGTTGTGGAATGCTTCTATTATGGCATTTCCTGTATTGTGGATTGTTGCGGGTATCGTTGCTTTAATTGCAGTAATCGTTGCTTGTTGGAATAAGTTTGAAGGTTTCCGAAAAGTAATTTTCAAAGGTTGGGAGGCTATGAAAATGTTTGGTAACGTAATCAAAGATTATGTGATTAATCGATTCAAAGAACTTCTTTCGGGAATTAGCGGGATTGGTGATGCCTTACTAGACTTCTTTAATGGAGATTGGCAAAAAGCATGGGACACCGGGAAAAAGGCAATGTTTGATTTGAGCGGTGCAGGTTCCGCAGGAACTGCAATTGGTCAGGTACAAAGTGGTTGGGGTGCTGCAATGACAGCAGGACAGGCAACTTCTGATGCTTACACCAAAAAATTAGGAAAAGCGAATAACGCCGCTTCTGTAAATAATGGAATTGCAAAACCAGCAGGTATTCCAGGTTCAGAACTTTCAGGCGGTGCAGGAGGCAGTGCTAAAGATAAAGAGACTAAAGAAAAAGGAAAGAATAATACCGAAAGTATTGCCACTGGTGGCACCAAACACAATTATGTGACCTTACATATAAAAGAACTTATTGGAATTCAGAACTACGCAGGCTCTACAGGTTCTGCAGTTAGAAAAGCAGGTGAAGAGGTTTTAGATGAATTATTAAGAATAACGGCATCAGCCACAACAGCAGCAGGATAATGAAATTTACAAACGAAAATATATTGTTGGCTTCACTAATGGGAAGTAAAGTTGTGGAACAGATCCCACGATTTGAAGCGGTGCAGAATGAAATCTCTAAACATGTTTTACCACCGTTAAGATTTTTACCCATTCTCAATCAGCCCGTAAAAGTTGGCTATCCTAATTATCGGGTTGAGAATAATGGAGATGAATTGTGGCGAAATGATGATTCAATTTCTGAAGGCAATCAGTTTTTTCCATTTTCATTCAGAAGCTCGAAAGATGAAAACTGGTGGTTGTTACCTTGGGAACCGATGATAAATATATCTGGTGGAAATACCATCGTGAAAAGAAACATTGCGAAAGCGGGAAAAAATTTGATTGGATCGATAAAAGAAAGATGGTCCACTAATGATTACGAAATTACGATTACAGGCGCTTTTTATGGCGATAAAATGTTAGGAAAATCATCACAGACTTATCCCCGATACGAAATGGAAAAACTGAGGGATTATCTTCTGACTGCGGAAGCGATTGAGGTTCTGTGTGAGCCTTTGCAGATTTTAAACATTAATAAAATCGTGATCGAGTCGGTTTCATTTCCTTTCACAAAAGGCGAAAATGTACAAGCTTTTGAGATTAAAGCACTTTCGGACTTTCCGTATAATTTGATCTATAAACGCAAACGAGGAACTTTAACAGTTGGTGATGCTGACGGAAATTTTGAGAGATAATGTATCAATTAGATTGGAATATCAATTTTAAAAACAAGGATGGTGATTGGCGGTTAGGAATCTTGGCCGAGTGTGAAATCGAAAAATCGGTGAAGAACCTCGCTGATTTTGCCACGATTATTCTACCAGAAGCTGACATGAATATCGTTTTGAAAATTCAGGACTTTATTAAGAGATCTGATGAAGTTAGAATAAAGTTAGGTTATGATGGGAAATTAGAAACCGAGTTTCAAGGATATGTAAAAGAGATCATCACAGAAGACAGTTCATTGAAAATATTGTGTGAAGACGGTTTGTTTCTTTTCAGAAAAGGAATCAAGAACAAAGAATTTAAACCTGCATCGGTGAAGCAGATTGCACAATATGTAGTCGGGCAAATAGATCAGTCGTACAAAGTGGTTTGCACTTACGATTTACCTTATGATAAATTCACCATCTATCAAGCGACAGGGTTTGATGTTTTGGCTAAACTGCAGGAAGAAACGGGCGCCGATATTTATTTCGATATGCAAAACAAAGAATTACACATTCATCCAGCATACACAAGAAAAGCAGGTGAAGTCGATTACAGTATGCAACACAATATTGAAACAAGTTCTTTAGAATATAAATCGGCAGATGATAGAAAAGTAGAAGTTACCGTGGAAAGTGTTGGCCTTGATGGGAAAACCATCAGTAAAACAGTTGGCCAGACAGGCGGTGACAAGATTACTAAAAAAGTAGGTAGAATGTCAGCCAATGCAATCAAAATAATTGCAGATACAGAATACAGTAATAAAATGGCGCCAGGTTATGAAGGGAGTTTTGATGCATGGTTATTACCATATGTAGAACCGAATTTCACAGTTGGAATTTATGATAAGGATTATCCTTACAAAGATGGAAGATATTACGCGGAAAGTGTGGTGACTAACTTTAGCGAAAATGGCGGGAAGCGAACCATAACACCAGGAATAAAGTTGAGTAAATAATGGATAAAACAGTAAAATTAAAAGAGAATCTGCGATTGTTGGTTGGTGCTAATCCCAACTTACCAATAGATGGAATTGTTACTAAAATTAGTGGTGATACCTGTTCTGTGAAATTAGGTGATTTTGAGATATCAGATATCAGATTAAAAGCAACCGCAGACGGAACTGATAATTTACTAATCATTCCAAAAATCGGCACCAGGGTTTTAATGCTGAGCACGGATGGAACCATCGGAAACCTAACCGTAATAAAATGTGATGTTGCTGAAAAGATATTTTATAACGAAAACGGACTTTTAGTTGAGATCGACAGCACAACCGGAAAAGTAAAATTGCAGAATAATGAAACGAGTATTAAAACTTTATTTCAACAATTGGTAGATCTGCTAAAAACCTTAAAAGTTTTTACGCCAGTTGGACCGAGTGGGATTCCTTTACCGGATTCGATTGTGAAAATAGAAAATTTTGAAACGGATTTTAAAACACTATTAAAATGAGTTTAGAAACGGGAAAACCATCATTAAAAGCGGGCATTTTGGCACTTCATCAAGAAATGATGACTAGAGAAGTTTATTCAATGGATTATTATGCAGAACAGATGACAGAACTAATATACACATTTGTCAAAACCGCAGAATTAGAAGTGAATACAGGTATTGCAGTCTCAACAACAGGAACTGCAACTGCTCAAACAGGAACTACCACAACCAAAGGAACAGGAATATTAAAATAATGAAATCAAAAGCAACCGGCATACAATACCAAGACAGTTCAAACGGTCAGGTTTACGATCTCAAAATTGAGGTGGTGAAAGATCAGTTTGGAAAAATTGTCAGCGGTTTGGTGATCGGTGAAACTTTAGAGCAAAACATGGCGTCGATTCTCATCGCAGAACCTGGGGACTTCAAAGCTAATTTAGGATTAGGCGTTGGGTTGCGATCGGCTTTATTGGATGAAGATCTTTTGAAATATCGCCATGCAATCAAAAATCAGTTTTCCCTGGATAATCTTAACGTAAAACATTTGGATTTGTATAACCTTCAAAAATTTAATATCGATGCAGAATACGAATAAAACGCAGCAGGGCCAAAACTTCATTGATATGGTTTGCCAGTTGACAGGTACATTTGAAGAGGTTTTGGAAATGGCAATTTTAAATAACAGAAGTATTACCACGCCTTTGGAAATAGACACCGAAATTAAAGGGTCAGTGGTTCGAAATCAAGCGATCGCAAACCTGTTTGCAAATAAACAACCGGCAACGGCTTTGCAAAATAATTTAGAGGAACCGATTGAGGAATTAGAAGGTATTGGATATTGGATTATTAACAAAAATTTCATCGTACAATAATGGCACGCACAATTACAGAAATAAAGAAAAGCATCACTGACCGATTTATGATCGATGAAAATTTGGTCAATACCTATGGTCTTGATAATTCTAAAACTTTTGAAGATCAATTTTCGTTAACGGCTTTTGAAAATGTTTTAATTGACGTGTTTGTATTCCTGTTCTGGACTATGGAAAAACTATTCGATAATCACAAAACAGAAGTGAACGGAATTCTTTCAGTTTTAAAACCTCACACGGCTAGATGGTACCGCCAAAAAGCCCTTTCATTTCAATTTGGTTTTGATCTCTATGTTGATACCGATGTTTTTAATAATGAGGGGTATTCTGCTGAGCAAATAGAGAAATCAAAGATTATTAAATATTCAGCAGTCACAGAGGCTGTCAATGAAAGCCGTTTAATTATAAAGATTGCAACTGAGGATGGAAATCAGGAATTGTCACCCATATTAGTTCCACAAAAAGAAAGCTTTGATGCTTATATCGATGAGATACGAGATGCTGGTGTGAAAGTGACCATCATTAATTACTTACCGGATATCCTGAGATTAAACATTAAAATCTATTACGATCCATTGGTTCTAACTGCGTCTGGTGTTTCCATTTTAAGCGGTAAAAAACCTGTCGAAATAGCACTTAAAGAATACATGAAGGAATTACCTTTTGATGGTGAATTAATATTGTCATCGTTAATTGATAAGTTGCAAAAAACAGAAGGCGTTAAAATTCCACACATGATCAATGCTGCATCGAGTTGGATTGATCCAACCGGAACAACTTATGGGAATTTCGAAAACATTACGGTAAAAAAGATACCGACATCAGGATATTTCAAGATCGAAAACTTTAACAATATTGAATATGTGGTTTAGCATCAATTGGAAAATATTTGCTTTATCTCTTTTACCGCCGTATCTGCGAAGTATGACGGTTCAGTCTTGGATTCTGCTTTTAGTTTCAGCGGTTGAAACATTGCATTATGAATGGTTGCAATATAGAGCTGGCAACATCTACAAACTCGCCCATAACTCTCAAAAATGCTATCTGCGAGGTGCTTTAAATGATCGCTTTGACCGTGAGCTTCGCAGGATAAGAATTGATGATGGGAACGCTTTTAAAAGAAAATACATCTATACCGATGGCGAGGAAAAACCGAAGTACCTGGGAACGATCTTTCTTTATGATGATTCTGATTACTCAGATACCGGAGTAGATTTTATCGTGATCGTACCTGGTGATTTGGTGTATAGCGTTTACGAAATGCGGGCATTGATTGATTTTTACCGATTGGCTTCAAAAAGATATAAAATAGTTACAGAATAAAAGACATGAATAGAATAGATTTTAATCAAACAGGCGGTTTTCCTTTGTCTACACAGATATTGGACGCTGCACAGGAAGCGTATAAGAATTTTAACCAGTACGGCTATTTGGCTGGAAATGATTTGGTGATCATTACGGGTTGCGAAGTTGGCGCGGGTGGTTCTGTGACCAATGGCTTTGTTTCTATTAATGGAGAATTACTTCCGTTTGTGGGAACTACGGTCACTGCGAACGTGATCATCGTGGAAACTCCAGACGCTCGAGGATTCGAAGACGGCTCGGTAAAACCTGTAATCTATGCGAGATACGCCACGTTTGGCGATGGACCAGATGTTTTCACCTGGACAGATTTCAGAAGGCCGAAAACCTTGTTTCAATTAGAAGATCGGTTGACGCAATTAGAAAAAGCGGTGCCGATCGGCTTGGTTGCGGTTTGGGGATTACCTGCAGACGCTATTCCAGAAGGTTGGGTGGAGCATGATGATTTAAAAGGGAATGTGCCTGTTGGTCATAATACTGGTGACGTGAATTTTGGCGCGTTGGATGCCGTGATCGGAACTCCACAGGTTGCTTTGGAGAATACTAATTTACCTCCAATCTCAGTTACAATTCCTGTTGCGCCAAATCCTGATTCTCCAGGGGCAAATATGTACGGACGAGGTGGTTCTAGTGGATCTTCAACCTTTAGTATTAAAACTGGAGTTGCCACTCCTATGACCAATATTCAACCGTCACGAATCGTGAAATTTATCCGTTTTGTAGGATTTTTATAAAGAATTATGGCCAAAGTAAGCATCAATATCATAAAAGATTGGTTTAAAAACCAAATGAAACCGCCACAGGAGCAATTCTGGTCTTGGCTGGATTCGTTTTGGCATAAAGATGAACCGATTCCACAATCAGCTGTAGAAAATCTAGTTACCACCTTACAGAAGAAAGCCGACTTAGTAAACGGTGTGGTTCCTGAATCGCAACTTCCGTTTTCCGTCGTGACTTCTGAAGTGATCACTTTAGGATCTGTAGAATTGATCGACAATAAAACTTATTTAAGACTTCATAGTTCCGGAGCGAACAAAGTGCGGGTTAAAGGAAAACTGATCACGCGTACTTTTCAAAATAAGTGGACAATTACACCTATTGTAGCAGATGGCGTGAAAGTTTTGCGCGGTTACGCTGTGAAAAATAATGACGATTTTTTATTAGCTGAAGGTGCGGAACTGCCAACTTATGAAGAACCGGAAATACCAGAAGATGCTTTGGAGATTTTCAAGATCACCATGCGCTCCAGTGGAAATGTCATTGAACAAACTGAAAGCGGTTTAAAATATATTGCTGAAGACGGGTGGAAAAACCTCACAATAGACAACGACACAGGGGTTTATTTAACTATGAATTCACCGCAATCAAGTTTTGAGATTAACGTTACTGAGAGTTCTGTTACCCCTAAAATCTTAGGTCTTTTTACGCAAACAGGCATAAATCTTTGGGATGGTAAGCCCTTAGTGCTTTGGAATAATTCCTCAAAAACCATACAACTTCCTGTAGAAAGCCAAACAATATCACTTTTACCCTTTGAAAGCGCAACAGCCCTAAAGCCTGGGGATTTTAGTATTATTAAAATATATCATGGGAAACTAATAGCTTTAAAACTGCCATCTGATCCTTTTAAACTAGACAAACCACTTACACCTAACAATACAGCCGATCGAGTAGTTTTAGGAAATGGAAGCACTAAACCATTAAGTGAATTAGGTAGTTTACCAAGTGGAGGGAATGATGATGAAGTATTAATTAAAGCAGGGACAACTGGAATTTGGAGTTCATTTGTTAAGGGAATCGAGTTTTTAGGAAATGCCTGGTTAAAATTAAAGTTGATTTCTTTTCAGGGATATACTATTGCGCAAAAAAATGCAATTGCAAGTCCGCAGGAAGGAATGCTGATTTATCAGAATGAAAGCCCTAAAGGATTTCAGAAATATGAAGGCGGAGCTTGGACTGCGATCGGAAGTAATATTTCTAATGCAGATTTGAGCAATGTTTCGGCAAGGACTTTTACGCAGGGAAATTCTTTTACTTGGAATACTGGTGGATTTGGATATTTTTGGAAAGGCTTGGTTGATAAAACTGGTAACGCTGCGTACTCTAAATCGTTAATAATCCACCCAACCACAGGTGAAACAGTGACAAGAGATTTCGCTGATCCTGCCGCAACGACTTTGGCGGTTCAAAATGCCAACGCCACACAAAAAACCGCAATGAGAACCGCTTTATTAGGTACAGCAACACCTGCAAATCCGGTACTTCAAGATGCAAGTTCAAGATTTATTCAGCCGGGAGTTAATTTGATCGATTTAATTGGTTTAAATCTTACTTTGCTTGATCCTACTTTTTTGTGGATTGAAAAACCTGATTTAACAAAGGTTTTTGCGACAAATTTTTATAATGTTTCGGGAACAGTTGTAACTTCTGTATGGGATATTCCAGCGGATTTACCAAATGGGAATTACTCAATAAAAATACAAAATGGTGTTACAGTTCAAGGTTTATCAAATGCAGTGTTTACGAAAGTAGATAGCATTGTACCTACTACTTTAACAGCAAGTAATTGGAAAAGAGCAGTTAGAAAATTAGATGATGGCATTACGGATGCCAACACTTGGAACGGAAGTAATACCGCTGCTGACAACATTCTTTCGATTACCTCAATGGGTATTAATGGCACATTAAATCAAACAGGTGTGATTGCAAAATACCAAAATATATTTTTAGGTTCAAAAGATTGGGATTTTGATATTATGCTTCAAAGTACTGCCGGTACTACTAATGCTTTAGATTGGAGTACGTTGATAGGGTTGACAGAAACAACTCACGCTGATTTTAATAATGTTGAAAATATCATTAAGAACAATTACGTAATGGAATCAACTGCGACGAGTATAAGATTAAATTCCAGTAATGCGCCCATATTAACTGGTGGTAATCCGGGCCAGTTTTGGTGGATATATTTTAGTAAAGTAGGTGATAAATTATATGTAAGAATGTATAATAAAAACAATATGTCAAACTTTCAATACTGGCAGTATTCAATCAACACAAGTAAAGACTATGCCTTATATTTTGCAGGATTAGGTTTTCCGGGTTCTGCGAATACTATCAAAACCTTTTGGATTACAGCAAGAATAATGAATTAATGTTATGAAAATAAAAACACCTTTCGATATTGCAGGTTTTATTCCAGCAAACGATGATATTCAGTACGCTGGTCAAATTTCAGATCATCCACTTTTTCCGGCAAAGATCGGGCGCGTTTTAGTGGTTACAAAATACTTTCCCGATGCAGATAATCAACGGCTTTCAATCTTTGGTTATTTGGTTCATGTAGATTTAGAAACCAATGAAAAAGTTAATTCTTTCAAAGATTGCTTAGAAGATTGGGTTGTTTCAAACGCCTACAAAGTAGTTTTACGCGATGCCAATGGAGCCATGATCCAAAACCCGGACTTTGTTCCGGAAGCTGATCGAATCGAAGGAATAGAATATACAGAAAATCAACTAACTCCCTATATGGTTCTACCTGCTTACATAAGATTTTCACGCATGATCAAAACTTATGCTGTACCGGCACAAGTGCTGTTTCAGAAAATTGTAGATATGGATGATGAAATGAACAACGTATTCGATGTGTACGGAAATATTCAGGAGTTTTTGATCAACAAACCTTTAGAGTTTGAGAATCCAACTTTTAAGCAGGCAAAAAAACGATGAAGAGAAAGAAAGGTTTCGCGTTGCTAATTATCGCGACCGGTTTAATTATTCCGCTTACGGTCATCAACCGCCACTATGTAGATGAAAAGTACGGCAATACAGACGGCTATTGGCAATCGACCGCAAAGAATATCGACATCTGGGCAAACAAAGAATTTAGAGCCACATGGAACGCTCGCTTAGTTCAGGCAATTGAAGTTGACGGCGTGATCATCTATCCGTATAAATTTGGTGTTGATGGTGAAACGATTTCCAGCGCACTGGGTAAAAATCAATTGATGGGTACGCTCACTGTTGAAGGTGAAAAATTAGTGAGAATTCTCAACAGATTAGAAAAGGATCATTGCATTCTTTGGATTAATTATGAGTTGGGTGAGTGGGTTGATCCGAGATAATAAACAAAAAACAAAATAACTAATAACCATGAAAAAACTATTAATCATCTTATTATTGATGATGCTGTATTCCTGCAGCATCATAAAAAACAAGAACAAACAAAAACAGTTGACAGAATTGAATTCTCAAACTACTACTCAGACTGAATTGTCAAATAAAAATCAAGAAGTGGAAAATAGTTCCTTTTCTGATTCTACTGTTCATAAGTCGCAGTATAACGGTGCTAAGTCATTATTTGCGAACAGTCAGAATTTCAACCTGACTAATAATGGTAAATGTAGTGATCCTGGTGCAGTTCGTTTTGTTCAGGTCACAGATTCGCACGGAAATCAAACATCAATCCCCGTTAATGATAACACCGATTTGCAGTTCGGTTCACAATCAAAGTTAGAAACGGAAAACTCAACTCTTAAAATTGAAAATTCAAGTCTTATCAAAGAAAATGATTCTATTAAGAAAGATAATGAAACGCTTCAATCTACCAATATTAATCAAAGTGCAGAACTCATCAGTAAATATTTAGAACTGGACCTAAAAACAAAATCATCGCCGCTGTCGGCTTTTATTTGGATGGGTGTTCTATCGGTGATTGCGTGGGAATTGCTAAAATTTTACTTTAAAAAACTAATAAAATCATGAAATATCAATTAAGCAAAAGAAGCCTTGATAATCTCGTAGGGGTGCATCCTAATTTAGTAAAGGTAATGAAAGCCGCTATTGCAAATAGTCCGGTAGATTTTACAATAACAGAAGGACTAAGAACTACAGAACGGCAAAAGAATTTATTTGCACAAGGACGTACTAAACCAGGAATGAAAGTAACGAATGCTAATGGCGTTAAAAACCTTTCAAATCATCAAGATGAGGCAGACGGCCGAAAAGATGGTTTAGGACAGGCGGTGGACTTATATCCGTTCTTTGAAGGCAAAGTACAAGTGCATCATAAAGACACGATTAAGAATTTGAAAATAATTGCTGATCACGTAAAAGTGACTGCCAAACAACTGGGAATAAAGATAACGTGGGGCGGTGACTGGAAGTCTCCTTATGATCCCCCTCATTTTCAACTTGGTTAAAAACCAGATAGGAGGATAAAAACGTCCTCCGCTTTTTAAAAGATCTCACCCCTTTAAAAACACACCCGCAGGTTACGGAGGACTTAAGTGTCTTCTGGAACTTGCGGGTTTTTGTATTTCAGGGGTGAGATTTGCAAATATAAAACTAATATCAATAGTATGAATAAGTATCACAAAACTTTAGAAAAAATCCTTAAAAGAGGTAAGGTGCAGGAAAACAAAAAGGGAAACATTACCTACCTGCTGAATGAACATCTAACACTAAAGCCGGGCGATCTGCTAGAGATATTTGAAGGTCACGGAATCGCCCGAAATAAGCTCAAAACAGAATTGGATTTATTCCAGTCAGGTGAAAGGTTAACAGAGCGTTATCGAGAGGCTGGGATCACGTGGTGGGATTATTGCGGTCCAATACTGGTGAACAGTTATCCAACGTATTTTGAACAGTTGCCGGATCTGATTAAGAAAATCAACAAAGAAAAGCGGAATAGTAAGAATTATGTTTTGTTTTTGGGTAAGAATGACACGGAAAGCAACCAACAGCCGTGCTTATCTTTGATACAGTTTCAGATTGATCAGGGCAAACTTGCAGTATCAGCATATCAGCGTAGTTCTGACGCTAATTTAGGCTTGCCAGCCGATATCTATCACTTGTATCTTATCAGTCGGCAGATTGATCTTCCATTGAAAAGTATTTCGCTGTTCCTCGGTAACGTACACGTGTATGAAAACAATAAGGAAAGCACTATGAAGTTACTGAGTGGTGAGCCTGTTAAATTCGCTTTAAACGTGAATTAA